GCCGCTAACTCATTCAGAGTGTCGAGAGTTCCCGGTGCTGAATCGACAAGACTCGCAATCTCAGTGTCTACATAGTTCTTAGTAGCGGCATCTTGGGCGAGTACAGGATCAGTGACGTTTGCAATGGTAGTACCGGTTACGTCTAACGTACCGTTGACTGTGACATTCTCAAACGTAGAAGTACCTGAAGATGCTGTTACATTCCCAGTAACATTGCCTGTGACATTCCCCGTTACATTACCAGTCAGGTTGCCAGTGACGTTACCTGTTACATTGCCAGTCAGCGCACCTGTAATGCCTGTATTGGCTGTCAGCGTAGTAAATGTACCAGCGGCTGGGGTAGTACCACCAATGACATTACCGTTGATTGTACCGCCTGAGATTGCGGCTGAGGCTAATGTTGCTTGGCCTGTGGTAGAAAGAGTAGTGAATGCACCAGTAGAAGCTGAAGCAGAACCGATTGCAGTACCGTCAATGGCACCACCGTTGATGTCAACAGTCGTAAAGGTAGATGTGCCAGTAGAAGTGACATCACCTGTCACATTACCAGTCAAGTTCCCAGTCACATTACCTGTAAGGTTACCTGTTACATTACCAGTGACATTACCTGAGATATCACCGATGAAGCCAGTTGTTGATGTAACAGCAGTACCTGTCACATTGGCAGGTGTAGAAGCACCAATCGTTGTAGCGTCGATTGCGCCACCGTTAATGTCTACGGTAGTGAATGTAGATGTACCAGTAGAAGTGATGTTACCAGTTACGTTTCCGGTGACATTGCCAGTGACGTTACCAGTTAAATCTCCGGTTACATTGCCCGTGACATTTCCAGTTAACGCACCGACTACTCCACCAGATGCTGTAATAGCACCTGTGAATGTCGATGTGCCTGTAACAGCAAGCGTACCACCAAGTGTTGCATTACCTGTAACACCTAGAGTAGAAGAAAGAGTGGTAGCACCTGTGACACCTAATGTACCTGCTACTGTCGCATTCTCGTCAACAGTCAGTGTGTCAATCTTAGCAGTACCGTCTAAGTACAGGTTCTTGAACTCTACAGAGGATGTACCTAGGTCAATATCATTGTCAGTAACTGGGACAATCGCACCGTCTTGGAAACGGACTTGCTCTACAGCGGCAGATGAGACTTCAACGAATACGCCAACACGGTTGTTGGATGTATCAATGACGACTTTATTGAGTGCATCAGTATCTGCAATCAGAGGAATGTAAGCACCTTCAGTGGATGAACCATCGTGCTTGTGTCCTGTAGCGAAAGCAAATGCATCACGGAGAGCATTGTATTCAGCGTTAACTGGTGCGGCCTTAATTACCTCACCAGAAATAATATCTGCTACGGATTGTCTGCTGTAACCTGCCATTTATCTCCGATCTCCATAACCGAACAGTAGAACAAAACCTTGGATGGCATGACTAGGGTTCGTATCGTTTGTTACATATTTCATTGCAATTGATGTGCCTGAACCTGCAAAAGAAGTCTTTTCTACAGGAGATGGGTTGCCATCAAAAATAGCTCCCGCATCATAGGTGGCTTCATTATAGTAAGCCGCCGCACCACGTGTCGTGATGTCATAGTTGGATGGATTGAGTACGTTTACATCTTCGTAATCGTACACAATACCTAATACAATATCTGCATCGCCTTCTGCTCTGAGGTACGTAGAGAGCTTTAAAAAGTTTTTACGTAGCTCAGGATCACCGAAATGGTAGAATGGTGTTTGGAACAATGAGAAAATATCTCCCCCATCAAAATCTGTTCCACGTTCTTGGCGATACACTTTACCTGCTGAGTCACCATGAAGAACAAACTCAAACTGACCAATGTACCCTGAGTCAGCGCACGAAGCCTGAATGCCTAATAGCTGTCCAAACTCAAATCCAATTGATCCACCCTGTTGCTGTCTCAGTGCACCAATAACACCTTGAGATTCAGCAGTGGAGAAGAAAATGCGGAATTGAGATTTCTGTCGGATAACAACAGATGATAAGTTATCTAAATCATTGTTCAGTACAATATCATTAAAGATTGACTGCACGTTCTTGGATACAGTTTCCAAGTTAACGTCACCAATCTTATCCGTACCAGATACTGGGCGTAGTCCGTCAGGTCCAATGAACAGTAGGTCACCGCCAAGCTCTACAACCGAATCTGATGCAATACATCCTAAATCGTTTGTTACCTGTAACACTGAAAAATCTGCGTTACTGTTACCGACAAGCTTCTTAATGTTATTTACACCGAAAATGAATAACTCATCACGGAACGCTTTAATCTGTACAATCTCAAAGCCTACGTTAATAACACCAGCACCATTCGCAGGGCTAAAGTCTGTCTCATCCAATGGGGCAGAGTAATGTAGATTGTAAGGATCTGTGCTATCGCCAGCTAAGAACAAATGAGATTTAAATTCAGTGACGTACTTTGGATTATTGGGAGCATTAGCATGTGTAATCTGTGTGTACGTTGTGCCGTCATATTTAGCGGCAGGATTCACACCATCTACTAGAACAACTACAGGGCCACTCCAGTTATGCTTGGAGAAACGTATTTTGTTCACGCCTGTCATTGTTGGTGAACCGGATGTGGTCACAGCAACCCATGCGCTAGTCCCAGTATCCCAGTAGTGCAAGTAGTTGTTGCCACTGGTTGGTGCTCTACACGCTAAGATACCATCGTTAATGCCGTTAAATACACAGACACCTAATGTCTTGCCAGTACCCGGTAATGATGGGTAATCTTCACTGAACCCACTAATTCTACGATAGCCGCCTGTTACAGCAGGCTCATAGTTAATTAGTCGTGTTGCACTGCCCGGTGATAACTGTCCCTGAGAAAGGACATCACGGTTAGTGTTAAGCCCACCCTCGCAAGAGACTGTGAAGATCTGAAGATTATCAGCCATTACAAAACTCGTGTAGGCAGATAGGCATTAAATACTGTGCGTGGATTGTAAGTAGAACGTAAAGACAAATTATCGTCTACAAGAACTCTGCGCATCATCTTGATGCCTTCAACGAAGTCATTCTGATGGACTGCCGCACTTTGTTCGTTAGAGCGGAAGCGCATCATGTACATCATTGCACCATCAATGACAACGTGAATAAAACGATCTGGAATAACACACACATCGTCAAACGCAGTCATACTTGTAGGGAATGTCCAATACTTGTATTCAATAACATACGCATCATCTGGAGATGGTGTTACACCAAACTTTTCTTCTTGTGTCTGATATATACGTAATGGAACACCGATACCAGATCCACTGTCCCCAGTGTCATCACCAGAACGATATGTTTCAAGATATTCAGTGTAAGGAATAACAGCTAACTTGCGAGGCTGATTACTCTTAGATGCAAGTTGCTTAATGTAGAATGATTCCCAATCCACAGATGACATATCTGCTGGGAAATCATATTCACGAGTTCCAGCAGTTAATGTTTGTTCATAGGTAGTTAATGTAAAGGGCCACTCTTGTGCAGACTGAATGATCTTACGAACAGATGAATTGACTGAATCTTTCGCAAGAGCCTGAACATTACGAACACCTGCAAAGTCTGCTTGGTCAATAACAACCTCATTCAGACGGCGCAACAGTTCATTTGTGATATTCAGGAATGTAGCCATTTATATTAAATCCCTTATATAAGGAGCAAAGGGGGCCGAAGCCCCCAATGCAATTAGCTTACGCTAGTTGATCACGATCAACTTCGTTAGCACCACGTGTTGCGCCCATAGGTGCATAAACTACGAAGAATTTATACGCACCTGCTGAAGGAGCATTTGATGCCGCCAGCTTTGCAGAAATTACTGTATCTGCAACTGTGACATTTGTGATACCGTTGACTGTAGTAGTCGTTGCGGCAAGTGTTTTAGCACCGTTAATATCTGCTGTACCCAGCAAATCAACGTCGCCACCTGTCACACCGAAACTAACAGCGTTAGCACCAGCAATAGTTGCCGCAGTAGTACACTCTGCACCTGCCGCCAAAACAACACAGTTGTCTGGAACAGTTCCAATATCGTGTACTGAGTTTACCGTCAAGTCACCGAAGGCAATTGCCGCAGTTTCAAGACGTACCGGAGTTTGTAAAGCCATTTTAGAATCCTCCTATTAATAGCCAGTTTGATAACGTGCAGTGACGATAGCTTCTGGACGAAGGATCTTACGACCATACAGATGCATACCACGAACGATGTCAGCGAAGCTGTCAGGATCACGGTAAGTCTCAGTCTTGTTGATCTGCTGAGCAGTAGCAACCGCTGAGTCATGACCAGCAGTCAAGACACCATAGTTGGTAGCTTGAAGTGTACCGCTTCCTACAGCAGGACCAGTACCAACAGCAGGCATGTTGTTAGAAACGTATACACGGAAGCCATGCAGGTTGTTAATAACAAGACCATTCTGAAGACCAGAACCACCGAAGTCTGAGTTGAAGAGACGAGAATCTTCGTCTTTCAAAGTCTCAGCGAACACAGGGTCAACGACCAACCAACGACCATTTGTATCAACAAACTGCTGATCCAACAAGCGGCTCATACGAGCAATCACTTGAAGAGGTGATGCAGAAGCAGTTGCAATAGCAGTAGCACCCGGTAAACGTGGAACTACAACAATTGCTTCACCTGCAACAGCGGCACCGCCGTCGTTTAGGTTGAAGTCAGTAGCGTCCAACTTCATAGAAGCGAGAAGCTCGTCAGAACCAGCAGTAGTAACTGCCTTAGTTCCGTTTACAGTTGTGTTGACAGTGTCGCCAGCAGAATGCAAAGCAGACTGAGCATAACCAGACAGGTAGCCAAGAACTTCTTGGTCATACTGGTCACGCAAACGATACGCCGCACGATCTGTAGCCATTTGCATGAAGTTCACGTGTGAGTGCGCTTCTTCAATGTCGTCGATCTTGAATGCGAAGTAGTTCGACTTGTCGATTACAAGAGAGAAATCTTCATCGTCAAGATCTTGCGCTGTGATTTGAGTACCACGAGAGTAAGCTTGAACTGAAATTTCAGGCTCTTTGATGATCTTCACTGAATCACCCATCTGAGCGATTTCACCGAAGTAATCGTTGTTAGTAATATCTTCTACAGTAGAAGACTTACGGAAAGCAAGCTGTACCTGCTTTGAGTAGATAATTGGGCTAAAGTTACCATTAGGAAGGTTGCCATAGCCCGATGCGCTTGTAAATGCCATGAGAGACACTCCTTATGTAGCATAGGGTTAAGGTTATGTGTAACTTCGCCAGAGGCCATCTAGCATCAGGGTGGTATGTTCACCGGCCAAAGTGATCATACGGCCTGCGTAGTTTGGGTGTTCTGTGAAGGTGAAATAAGACTCCCTGCTACTTTAACGACCGGCCAGAAGTTAGCATAACAGTTTGTCTTATTTCAGGTTAGGTGTGGGTATCCTTACGGGGCCACTGTATTCTGCACATAGTTATATCCAGAAAATTTTATTTGTCAACACCTTATCGTGCTGAACCAGATAAATCGTAAATAAATTTACCTGTGCGAATCGCTTCTGCAATCTCTTCTTGTCTAGCTTCATATTGCTGAGCGGTCATGCGATTAACATCAGATTCTTTAATATAGCTCTTAGATTCATCGCCTTCAGGCGTAGAACGCTCAGAGCGCGTACCAACCGCCTTAGCGGCATCTCTGTCTTTAGTAGACTTTTTCTTGCCAATACCCTTATCGGCTTTATATAAATCAATTGCACGTGATGCAGATACGGCATCACTGTCATTATCATACAAAGCGTCCTGAACCCATTTAGGTTGTTCTTCAACCCACTCGTGAAATTCGTCAGTATCACGGATCTCTTCAAAGTCAGGATGCAAACGCATCAATTCAGCTTCAGCTTTTTCCCGCCTAGCTTCAGACTTCATGTCATCAATTTGTTTAAACTTACTTTCAAACTCAGAGGCTTGCTCATGAGCTTTTTTCATCGCAATTGTTTCTACAATCTGAGCAACGTCTGGATACTTTTCCATCCAAGCTTCTAATTCAGATTCTGACTTAGGATACTGAATCTCTTTCTTTGTGGACGCTTCTAATTGCAGTCGAAGGTCATCAATTTGCTGTTGTAGTTCATTCTCTTTCTTCTGCGAATGTCTGCGCAAATCGCCGTACCTTTTCTTAAAGGTCTTTTCCTCCGCGCCTTCAGGTTCTGGACCATCGTCAACTGCTTCTTCAGTTGCTTCATTAGTCTCTCCCTGATTTTCTTTTAGCATAGCTTCTAGCTCAGCTTCTTCATCTTCAATGCGTTTTTTATTAGCATTACGCTTAGCAAAGCCAGATGCGACTTTGACTTGTTCGACTTTCTCAGTCATTTCAGTTGTAGTTGTAGACATTAGATTTTCCTATAGTCTGGGGCTAACGGTTGCCGAAGGGCGTTAGGTAGCCAGTTGATGCGGTCTTTTAACGAGGAGCCGCCAGTCCTGTCTTTGGTTGAGCCATTGCATTCAGTAATTGCAAAAACTCTGGCCCTAAAACTTTAATAACTACTTGAGCTTCTGGAGCTTTTGATAATCTGCGTAATGTTTCTTTTTCTTGCTCAGTCAAACTGAGATAATTCTCCCGTATTTGAGCAACTTGTTCTGGACTAAAATTCATTGACATGTTTCCCTAAAAGATAAGATAGTGCTCCACACACAGACACACCAGAATACATTATACCATTTCCTAACGCAGATTTAAAGGAAAGTTTTTTGTCGTTGATATGATATTCATAACATTCTTGCATTACGGAAGTCCAAAAAGGTGAGTTATTTTTAAGTAACGTATCTGCTAATACTTTACCCCAAATATCATAACCATCTCTCCACCATTGTGGCTGTTTCATATGCCAGTTATGCATTTTTGCGAGTTCTTTTCTTTTATCCCACAGACCGTGTTCTACCATTTTTGTACAGCAATATGTGCCGTTACTAGCACCTGTATCTCCAGTGTCACCCTCATCAAATCCGACTTCGTTCATATCCTTAGTTGCACCAGCAGTTGTTTGTCTTCCCGATGCATCATAGTCGTCGTTTGAACGATCAATATTAAAGTTTCTGGAATTGCCTTTTGAATCGACCGCTCTATCAGCTATACCATCACCATTGATGTCTACATTAACTTCACCTTTAGGTGAAACGCTAGTAACGGAAACGTCTGATGGAGATACTCCCGGAGTAGCGGCGGAAATATTATTTACAGCAATATCATACTTATCACGAGAAACTTTAGATCCTTCTAGTGGATCGCGAGCGCGAGATCTAATGTCGTCAAGAGTAAGTTGCTCATCGTTTTCTTCCTCAAACAAAGCGGCAAATGCCTCTTCCTTAGCTATTTGCTCGGCCATTCTTTCGTTGTAATCTTGATCAGCCAATGCTACAAGCGCGTCTTCTTTTTGCCTTTGTGTGCGGGCATCCTCCAAGGCCATTTGCAAATCTTCTTCACCAAAAAATAGCTGGCTTTCTACAGCTTTCTTTTCCGCATCAGAAATTACTCCGTCCATATTTGCATCAAGCTTAATATCGGAACGAGCAATATTGCCTAATACTTGACTTCTTAATTCCTCTTCTGTAAATGGCTTTCCAGTTTTTTTATTTATTGCTCCTTTTAAACCTGATGCAATACTGTCTATCGCAGTTTTTGTAGCCACTGCGTCATTTACAAGTGAAGATTCATTATACTTATCTAAACCAAAGAAAGTGAAACTATTTTCATACTTATCAATGTCTAAGCCATACTGATTGGCTACTTTTTGATATGCATTTTGGGCGGACATGTTTAAATCGTACTTGTTTTTAGCCATGCCGACAATGCCGCCCATCTTAACAAAGTCAGACAGACCGCCAAAAAATCCCTCACTCTTATTTTTAGGGTTTTCAGGACTTTTGTTCCATTCTTTCGCAAACTCCGGGTCAAGCTCAGACAATTGATTCATTGTCGTTACCCAGCCTTCGTATTGTTCTTTTTGTTGCTGTTGTTGTTGAGCACTTGCTTGTGAGTCTCCACCGTCACCGCCATCTGAAGTTGGTTGTTGCACGGTTGGTGTAGCAATTTCAGGAGCTTTAACCTCGTCAGGTTTAAAGCGAGTGTATCCTTTTGGAATCTCTTGCTGTGGAACGCCGTTTAAGAACAGAATAGAGATCATTTCTCCATTTGGTCCTTGATACTGTCGTAGCTCACTAACGCCACCACCTACGCCAACTCCGGGAGAGTAGATCTTTTGCTGACCAGTCGGTTGCAACGCTGGCGGAGTGTACACTGACTGAGGGAAATAGCCTGCGCTGTATTGTGGAGCTTGTACCGCTAACGGATATGGCTGAACATTAACATTTGGGCTAGTAATGTTAGATGGAGGAACATACGCATAGTTTTGTTGCGTACTGCTTGTAATATTTGCGCCATCGTAAGCATGTACAACGCCGCCTTCTGCAAAGCTTAATGTTTCAGGATCATTAGGATCAAAGTTATCAATTAGGTCATCAATCTCAGACTCATACTCTCCGTCAGAATCCATAACAGCTTCTTCTGAATTACCCATCTGACCCATGGCTTCCATTTTAGCTAAACCTTCTTTGGCTTTGCTACGAAGCTCCATTAAATTCTCTAATCCTATATACCGCACAACATCAGCAGGCAATACAAATTCACCTTCGCTAAGTTGCGCTGGAATGTCATCGCGAACTTCTTCTTGTGTTGATCCTACAGGTACATCATTACCAGATACAGGATCTACGGAACCGCCATCATCTAGCAGACCCCCATCCGCAAATCCACCTACTTCAGAAAGTTTCATGTATAACTCTTTGGCTTCGTCTAAAGTAATTTCACCTGATCGCAATTTTGTTTTAATTTTTTCAACTGTCGCTTTACTTTTAGCGGCTTTATCTTCTTCCGTACTTTTAGTGTCTTTATCTAGATCTGCAAAAGAGGCAGTTTTTTTATCTTCTTGTGTCATGCCTTTTCGTGCTTCAGCTTCTCTTTTTATTTTTTCTGCTTCTTCTCTAGACATATTGCCAGAAGTAATTTGCACAGTCTTACCATCAGAACTTTTATTAATTTTCATATTTCCAAAAGTTGCTGTCGTATCGCCGCCATTACTAAAGGCGAGTACTGTTTCGTCAATGTCATTCCTTCTGGCTCGACCCTTTGCCATTGCTTCATCACCTTCAATGCTGTTAATTTTTGGAGTGGGTTTATCTAAATACGATTGCATATCGCTCTTATCATCTTCTGATAGTGTGGACATATAAGCGTCTAGTTTTTGTGACTTTTCACCTTCGTCATACAAGTCTAAGAATTGATCCTCTTGTATCGCTTGCAAGTCATCCATGCGCCTCTCAGCTTTTGCATCTGGAGTCACAAGTTCTGTAGAAGAATCGCCAAGGATCTGATCAGCCGTTGCTTTTCGCTTAGTCATTTCCTTCCAATACTTAGACTCAACAGCCCTAGCAGTCTCTTCTGACATTAAAGATGGACTACGTTTTTGCGCCGCTTTAACTGCAAGTTCTTGTGTCTTGTGTGTACTGGTAGGCTTAATCCTTTTTTCATCAAGAAGTTTGATAAGTTCAAATTCGGAATACTCAATGCCATCATGTATAGATGGAACATTCACATATTTCCCATTGTATGGAATAGTCGTAGACTTTTCAGAGACTATCTCTCCATTATGAGAAATGTATATTGGCCGACCTGCTTCAGTGGTAAATTCAGTCATTAGTCCAACAGGACGAGAACCAACCTGATTGATATCGTCGTACTGTTCCTGAATTCCCTTAAAATCAGCCATCGGATAAAGCCTCGTCTCTTAAATACTTGAGTGAGCGCAAAGCTTGTACAGCACCCTGCGCCTGATGAATGGATACTATGTTGTCTGATTGCTCTAGTTTTCTATGGTTTTCGGATATCATAATGTCTAAATACTCACAGAAAGCATCCCACTGTTTTGAGTTACTGCAAAGGGGTTTGAGCTTGCTCACCACCTGCTTGCGGTGCTGGCTGTTGTCCACCTTGGTCATTTCCCGTAAATCCTTGTTCGCCCGGTGTTGGAGCTTGTCCTATACCGATATTGCCTCCACCTGCTCCAGAGGTATCTTGAACTCCCGGAGGACCACCCTGAGCCTGTTGTGCGGCTGGAGGAGCGGGTGGTGCGTTTTGTTGCATGATCTTTGCTTGCAAGGCCGCTTCTTCAAAGCTGTTTGTCACCTTGTCTGGATCGAGATCCATGGACTTAGCAATTTCACGTACAATGTATGGGAACTTAGCAAACGGCGCGAGTGATGGATTAGATGCAACTTGCAAGAATTGCATGAGTCGTTGACTACGTACTTCATTCGCCATTAGCGATTCAGTGCCGCGTGCCTTAACCTCTAAGTCACCCTTAATTGTAGGATCAAAGTCAAACTGCATGTTGAATGAAAACATTGACTTGCCTAATGGTGCTAGCAAATAATCGTCTACATTCTTAATGACAGTTTTGATGCCACCAGCCGCCGCATTCATTAACATGGAGATACCAGACGCTGTACGGCCTACGCCAGCTACACCTGTCTGTCCATGTGCGAATGAGGGGAAGCCTGTTGACTCATCGGCAAGTACACGTGCCTTGTCAAACAACTGCATGTTCTCCCCAGAAACATTCGGAAACTTAGTACCGAAGATTGCTTGTCCCGGTGCGCCACCCTGACGGCGGAATACTTTACCCGGATACACGGAGAGATCTTGACCGGGTACTAGGTTTGTCTCATCAATCTCGATGAGCAAGTTCCCTGACAAAACAGCGTTGTCCACTGCCATACGCATGAAACCGTTCATCAGCGTCTGAGTATCGTCCATGTTTTCAGCGATACCTACACCGAAGAATGAGTATGGGTTTAACTCATACGGCACAGCATAGTATGGAATGCGGGCAGGCTTAAACGGATTAAGAACTGCTCTTAGAATGCGCCCATTACAATACCAGATATTTGCTTGAACTTCATCGACGTTCTCAAGTTCATCTGGAATTTCTACTTTTGCAACTTCTAAGATTTCTCGATCAATTGTTCCCCAGTATTCAAACACTTCAAAACGATCAATGTCATGCTCAGTTTGATAATCACGGAGATCATCTTCCCAGTATTTTTTAACGTAACCTTCACCCATATCAACAACATCGTCAATGACATTGGCACGGAAAAATGGACGCTTCTTGAGTGCTCTCAATTGTGAACGGGACATTTTGTGCCGCTCTACAACATACTGCGCCTCATCCATATTTGCCGCATCTGGATCTGGGTAAAAGTTCCATACAGAGACATGGGATGTTGAGGGAACCGTCTTAATTGTTGGGTTGTATTCCCCTTCCTCATCCCAATTCGGGTATTCCTTATCAACGGCAAATGGTCCTTTCATGATACCAGTGCCGAACAAGGCCATTTCAAATGCAGTAGACCGAAGTTGTTTGGAAGCATTCGCCTCTTCCAACTGGTCCATAATTTTCTTTTCCATCTGCTTGGCCGCAACTAATGCAGGCTCAAACGTAATTTTGCTTTGAGTTAAGCCATAACCTTCTTCTAGGTTTTCAACTTCTTGAAGCTTCTCTTCTAATGGCCCTAGATTCATTTCTCTCAGTGACTGCGCTGTAGCACCGGGAGGGAAATCCATGCCATCACCTTCAAATCCATACGGAGATGCTGGCTCCATGCTCGCACCACCCTGCTGAGCAGGTTGCATATCAAAGTTAACTGCTTCTGCAACGCCTTCAGGTAAGCGAGTAGGTTCTACTGAGATCGGGAATTTTTGATTGGCAAATAAGACATCAATAATTTGACCGTAGGCCGCAAGAGTTTTAGTCTTTGTCACCTTAATAAAGACGCGAGACTTCTCAGCATCAGTAAATTGTACGTCTGGACCATAGATGCCACGATAGTTACGATAAGATTGTAACCAACGATCTTCGTCTTGGCGGCGTGTATCTTCAGCTTTAGTGTACCGCTCCATGACAAAACGCACTAATGATTGTAGCTCAGGAGATTCCTCTATCCGGTCTTCTACATCTTCAAGTGTTATTTGAGCGTCACTTTCAAAGATATCATCTTCTTCCATATTTAATATCCAAATTTACTGTCTGAGGGTACATAGGACGATGGCCTTGAGTGTGCCGGATCAAAGTCCCAAATTGAAAAACGAGGTCTTGACATGATGCCATAACGCAATGCGTCATACAGGTGATCTTCAGACTTCGTGTCAATGTCTTCTGGATTTTTCTTATCCAAAGGAATAATAGGTAACTGTGCAATTAAATTAGTACATGTGTTAAAAAACACAAGTCTTGGTTCTTCCGAAAACTCATCAACCTGTAATCTGCGATGAACTTCGTTTTTACCTGCAATACGAGATCCTGCTGAGCGATCCGATGGCCTCCAGCGACATCCTTGAGCAATCATCTGCTCCGCCAATGAAGGACCAGTATCTCCACGCTTATGCCAGCAAGAGCTATCTAGTACGCCGTACTTGATGTTGCCATCGTCTTGTTCAAGCTCCATGACCATGCGAGCAAGATCAGTTGCCAAGACTTTACTAACATATAGCTCACGATAGACAATAAGCTGTTCATCAGGAGTACAGGCAAACCAAACAACAGCAGAATAAGAACCATACCCATAATCGCAGGCGCGAAATTTAACCCAATTGTTAGGTATGTCAAAAGGATCAATAGTATGTATTTGTCTGTTGAACTCAGGAAACGCCGCACCTTCAGCAACATCCCAATTACCCTCTAATAACTGTTTACGTTGATGCTCAGGTAAGGACAGGAGCATCGCTTCATAGTCCCCCTGATCGTACAGATGAGGGTTATCTGTTAGCATCGCAGGTATAAACCTACGTTTAAATAATGGTTGCCCAGCTTTTGAATGCTTGCTAGGATACCTTAATGTTTCCCCAGATTCAATGTCTGTGGCGTGAAATGCCTTGCCATGAGGGGCAGGATCAATAAACATCTTTTTAACCCACGCATGACCGGGACCACCGGGGTTTGTTGTTGCCCTCATGTATGTAGGCAAATCACTCGCTGTACTACGCAAACGGGATCTCATGTAATCCCATGCAAATGGCGTATGCCACTGTGTCAATTCGTCGAATCCAATCCAGCTAAAAGCCTGACCTTGGTATCTTAATACGTCTTCGTCCCGATCTAGATACGAGAACCACAGCCTTGCGCCTGAAGGGGCAGTCCATTGCATCTTTCTTTCTGACCACTTGATTCCCGGCCAGATCTTTGGGTACATCTCTTGTGACTTCCAAAC